TAAGTTACGTAACGGATCAGCTAGTGTAGCGTAGCTCTTACCACCACCAGCAGCCCCACCATATAATACTTCACGCTCACTAGCTGCTAGATATTGTGTTTGAGGGCCGGGGTTTGGCTTAAACACTACATCTTGAGCAAACTGTACATCATAAGGTGCAGGTGTTACAGTTGCGTATACTTTACTCTTAGGTTTTAATTCTTTCGTCTTCGTAGGTGTAGTAACCGATTCTTTCTTTTTCGAGCGTTTCGTACTGCTGGATCGTTTCTTCAAGCCAGAAGGCAAGTTTACGTTTAATTGCAGCAAGTGATTTACGTCTTCTTTCGACATCTATACGTTTCTTAAGTCCATCATGGGTTATGCGTCTGCCTGATTGAGTAGTTAACCAAGCAGATACTTCCCTGTAACTATACTGCTTTAAATGTTTCTTTGCAAGCTCTAATAATTCTAATTCTTTAGGGATAGGGTTTAACCAAGTTTTATCTTCTGGATCTATTTCATAACCAAAGGGTACAGATCTCTTTGTTAGTCTTGGTACTCGCTCCCAGTTTTTTATGTTGCTAGGCTTTGGTAACATCCAGTAGCCTAACTCTGTTTTTTGAAAGTTAGTTCTACGTTTCATTGCCTATACTAGAATCCTTTGGTGGTAATATAAACAAGCCACCGCTAGACTCTACTGCAACCTTTTCAGTTTTAACTAGGCCAGAACGATCTAACACTTGACCTGCTGCAATCATGCGTTCTTTAACACCTAGCTGCGTAGGGTCATCCAAAGCCGACCCATAAGCAACAGCAGCTTTTGGACCCAATCTTGACATATAGCTTTTAGTTGCTTCAAATATTTCATCTTTTAGAGCCTCTGTAATTGATCTTGTAGGTGTACCATCACTATAGCCAGCAATACGCTTAGCCATAAGAACATCTCCTGCTGCCTCATCAAAGAGAGCCTCAAGAAACTTCTGTTGGTTTTCGGTTAGCTGCTTAGCCATATATCTATTGCCTTCAAATAATGTTTTTAATATATGTAGTTATAACATAATAGTAACAAAAATGCAACTACCTTTTAACATTCACATTTATTACATGCACAATCTCTATTAAACACTGCACGTAAAATACGTTTAATATATCTTCTCATGATTTTTTCCTATATGGTTTTACTTTTTTAGCAATTTTTTTCGGTTGAGCCACATACTGCTTACCCGCAGCATTTCCTTTTCGCTTAGATCGTGTTGTAGCGGCATACTCAGCAGCACTAAGAGACTTAATAGCTTTCTTAGGTAGATAGCGTTCCCCTGTAGCTTTCGGTCCTTGCGTTGATGGCTTACCACTTTTAGTAGTCCATTTCTGTTTAGTCCAGTTAGTTAAACTCTTTTGTCTTTTACTTTTTGACATCGTGTTTTTTCTGTACTGGAAAGTTAGCTGTAAGTGATGCACCCTTATGTGGTACAAATGTACCTGAGTGCTTCATTAGTTTCATGCTACCATCTTTTTGTTTCATCCAGTGGTATCCTTTAGGTGCATCTACCTTCATGACTTGTAACCTCCTCCTGCTGCTTTATAAGCTTTTGCAACCATCTGAGCTTTACGGGCTGACCACTGACCGGGCTTTCCACCCTTACCACCAGCTTTTATTCTATTGAAAATCTGTTCTCGTTTTTTAGGTTGTGTATAATTACCTGATGCATTAACGGTAGAACCTTTGTTGGATTTCGCCACGTGATACTCCTATGTCATTTAGCTCTCTGTCTGTCATATTTTGTAACAGCCAATAGTCTACTCTACGCTGTTGGTTTTCTTGTATTCTCTTTATAAATCGTTTAAACATGGTATAACTCCTTTTATTTTACCAAGGACAGTTATACCATGTTTTATGTTAAGAGACTACATACAAGATTGCAATCCCGTTATGCGTAGTAGTTACTTCTTCTTTTTAGCCATACCGCCATACATATAAGCACCAGCTTTTTTCTTAGCCATACCGCCTCCCATCATCTTAGCTACAGGCTTTTTCTTTTTAGCCATGCCACCTTTGTTCATCTTGCCTTTACCGTCAGCAGCAAATGCAGGGATTTTTTTACCGTTCTTTTTAACCATAGGCATTTTAGCCATTGTATACTCCTTTTTGTTTATGTGCGGTTAGGGTCATAGTATTCTTCTAGTGAAACTATTACTTCCATAGTATTAGCAGTCTCGCCATATACTACGATCTTATCTCCTGAGTGTAAATTAAAGTAACCTCCATTAACTAAATTAGTTACGGAGTTTCCTGCCATACTAAGGGCATTAGCTATGTAGTGATATGCGGTATCTCCTGCATGATAAAACTGAACATATACCTTTTTAGTAGAGCTATTATTATTACTTATGTGCAAGTACCTCGTAATGGCACTAAAGTTAGCAGGGCATGTATATACAACGGTTGCATCTGCAGAAGCAGACGTAGACGCAATAGTATATCCTTTTGTATGGAACTTAGACTTACTTAAATCAGGCATTAATTATCACCACTTAACTTTATCAGCCCAATAAGCTGCACTAAGTTTTCCTTTTTTGATATTCTTACCGTGTCTTGCTTTAAAGGATGCACGTTTTTTCTTCATGCGGTCCGATTCACCTTCTTTTGGTTTACCAGCAGTTTTGGCTCCCTGCTCACCGAACCTGATGAGCTTAATGGTGTCACCTTCTTTGGCAAGCACTGCGTGGGATTTTTTAGGATGTTTAGGTGTTCTCTTAGGTTTGTTGTAACCTTCAAATTTTTCACCTCTATATTCTATTGCCATTAAGTATCTGTTCCTTCATGCTCTAGCTTTACACATCCTGCCTTTGCATATGCACCCTTGTTTAAAAAACCATCTCTGACGTTTACTGCATCTACTAAACACTCTTCTCTAGTAGAAAAGATGTCGTATACATTAGTAAATATATTACAAGATAGAACACTAGGAGTAGCACAAACTAGAACCATAGATAAAAACATAACTATTGGAAACGTTTCACTGTAGGAAATGCTTTACGTAGTATAAACTTAGTTAAACGTTTAAGTTGTTTATATACAAAACCTATTGCACTGTTTAAACTGTTAGCTGTACTTAGTAAACTTAAAAGATTCCACATACTTTTAACTCTTTGTATTTTTTTGGGTTGGAGGTCTTGATGCACCAGCTTTAATAGCAGTAGGACGCATAGTAGCAAAAGATTTACCTTTCATAGCATCTCTACCGTAGCGTTTTACATTAGCATCATCTTCTAAAGCTTTACCTTTATTTACTTTATCTTTTGATATAGTTTTAGATTGTAAATCTTTAAACATTTTAGTGTACAAAGACTTTAGTTTTTTTGCTTCTTTATTTGCATTAGCTCTTACTGAGGAAGGTAACTTTTCAAAGTTGTCAAACTTTTTTAAAAGAGCTTTTTCTGCAGATTCATACTTGTTAAAAAGAGCTTTTTCTGCAGCATTGTAACTTTTAAAGATAGCATCTTCTCTTTTTCTAAAGTTATCCATACTAATTCTAGATGTTAAAGTTTCCCAACGTTTCATGTCTGCTTCTGTAGCCATGTTTATATTCCTTATTTAATTTTTAAACTATTCCCACTCTCTTTGTCTATCTGGATCTAAAACTTCTCTACGGTTTAATATTCCTTCAAGATACATAGCTCTTTCTACTCTATCTAAAGTGTAACGTTCCCCTGTATTAATTTCAATAGCAGTACGAACATAGAATACATCACTCTTAGGAATGTGTACACGTTGTAAAGCACGAGAGTCATTACTTGCTAAGGCTTTATAAAACTCTTCTAATACATTTTCACTTGCATATAGTTGTATACGTTTTTTCATTTTAGTCAATATGTAATATAAGAGAAAAATTGTACCACAAACTTTATACAAAGTTAGCATTATTACAAATAAGATAAAGATTATGGTACTTAGTTTAACTTTAAGTCTTATATATTCTTTTTATTTATTATAAATAATAATATACTAATACAAAGTATATGTCAACTAGATAGTTTAACTATACGTTACACTTTTCCTAAGTCCAATAACTAAATTACAACACTTTTAGTTTAACTTTATAGTTTAATATTTTTTTATTGTTTTATTTTATTTAACTTAATGTTTAACTAAGCCTCGCTACGCTCAGTTATAAGCATATTTAGCTCTGTGTCAAGCCCTACTCTATCGTATTTCTATTATATATTACATTTTGTAACATATTGTTACTATTACGCTACGTTATCTTACAGCATATCATCTTTGTACAGCTATTTTCCGGGCGTTGTGTGTACCTTAGCGTGTATATATGACAAAAAAGCCAAAACTAAAAACCACTTCTGTGTGTGAGTACATATACGTATACGTAGCATGGGGTGGTGGCCCCCGCAAGGCCTCGCATAATGAGCCTGTGCACGCACATCTGGGCGCAAGGCTGGGCTAAGTCGTTGTTTTTATGGGGTTTGCATACGGATTAGTCATCCGCTTACGCACATATACACGCATTTTCACACGCATATGCAGGTGTGGCGGGAATGTCACGCTTTCATGCACATCTACACCCATACCCACCTAATGCTCATGCACATAGGCACACCCACCCATACGTAACGCACACACCCACGCTACACGAGGCGATGTTCCTGATTCGTTCCAACATCAGCAAACCAGAGATGTTCCTGATTCGTTCTCGTTACTGACGGACCGTCCGACAGTAGCCCGCTTTTCCCTACGCATAATGCACAGGAAAAGGTGTTGACATTTTTTTGACCAGCTGGCAGAACTTAGGCATCGAAACGGCAACAAGCCACAAACAAAACGGAGTTTTACCATGACTAAACCAAACGCAAAAACCGCTACGCTTTCAAACGACAACGTAATTCGTGTTGGCAAGGATGAGTACACACCGACAGCCAGCCTTGAGCATGGTGCAGCCATCTACGATCAGATGTACCTACTGCAAACGTCCATGCTTGATTGCTTCAACGAGCTAGGCCAAATCTTGATCCAGCATCGTGCTATGTACAAATCGGACAAGCTCTTCGGCCAAATGCTTGCCAAGTCTCCTCTTGCTGGCATATCTAGGCAGGACCGTAGCGACACAGTTTTCGTGGCTTCAAATTGGGCTAAAATCCAAAAGCTCAACAACAAAGGCGAACTTGACAGCCTAGGCGTCTCAGCCATCCGTAAGCGGATCAAGGCACTCGACAAGCCCAAGGCACCCAAGTCTGCTGGCAATGTATCCAAGGGCAAGGCTAAGCCTGAGACTGAGGCTACCGACGGACCATCCGACAGTAAGAAGGCTGTAACAGCTGATGAACTTGCGAAATTCGTCAAGGCTCAGATGCAGGAACACGGCATTACTAAGGCGGCATTCAACAAGGCGATGAAGGCCTAAGCCTAACTCACATAACACAGTCACAGGCTCCGCTTAGGCGGGGCTTTTGGCGTTACATAATGGAGGTAAAAGATATGAAAACTGTACAAATACGAGCCGATTTGTTTGAAGATAATTTAAAAGAATTACGTGCTATTGCCACGACAGTTCTTAATATGGTATCAGGTAACAAGTCTGATCAGGAATTGGGTGCTGTGTATAATAGGATCAGGGAACTTGAACGTGAGCTAAAAGACAGGGATATTGATTGATATGAGTAGCGAAGATGTTTTAATACTAGTTGGCTGGACCATGTTTTTGTGTGGTCTAGCTGGATTGTTTATCATGGGATATTATGGGGTATAAAATGTGGAAATTAAACTCGACGCATTCTTGTTTTGCTTGGGACAGCACGACAGATTTACATTGCAATAGTTTATTTTGTGATACAAAATCTGATGCAGATGCATGGTGGAATACATGGATGGGTGCTCGTAATGTGCATCGTACTGTGTCTGTTATGTACAATCCGCAAGGTGATGTCGTTAAGGTATCGTTTGCGTAACAAGCTATTGACAATTTGAAACTAGGATGATCTTACTGACGGATCGTCCGACACTAAGAAAAATTGGAGAGGAAAATTAAAATGGAACATAAATGTGAAGGCGTAAGAGGTGATAGCGTGAGCTATACGAAGTGGGCTTTGTTCGATGGGAAGTATACCAAGGAAGAAATCCTAGACTATGCGTATGATATGGATTGGAATATATTTGCGTGTAATAGTGGGCCGGGTATGGCGTTCCAGCATGGGCCTTCGGTCATGCATCAAGGCAGTAAGGCACTGCTATACATTGAAGGTGGCCTTGATATTTAGTGTCGGATGGTCCGGCAGTAGAAAAAATGGAGAGTATAAAATGTGTAACAATCAAGTGACTTATCAAATACCAAGTGGCTACGACTACAAGCCTTATGATGTGAGGTGTGGAACCACAGATCCATATGGTGATGTAGCCTTGTGTCCTAAGTGTGAGCATAGTAGGGATGAGCATGAGTCCGTCACTGACTATTGTTCAGCTATGGGATTCGATATGTAGTGTCGGATGGTCCGACAGTAGAAACAAACAACAACTAGGAGAGTAACGATGGAACTACAAAATATATTTAATAAAGCCCACAAGCATTTTGCTAATATGGGTGAGCCTTCTATGGATAGTATGATTGATGACTGTGGTGGTACGCAGTGTGTCTATCGTGGAGTTGATAGAGATGGTAATGATAACAAGTGTGTAGTAGGTGCGTTCATACCTGATGAACT